AAGGGTGCCTTCCCTCTCTTTGATCATCAGTATTTGGAATCTGATTTTGCTAAAACTCTTCCTGATGATATCCGTAACCTCATTGCTGATCATGGTATTCGCAACAGTCATCTTCTATCAGTTGCTCCAACAGGAACGATCAGCTTGTCAGCCGACAACGTCTCTTCAGGAATTGAACCAGTCTTCTCCCATTACTACGACCGTACTATCCAAACCTTCGACGGTCCAAGAACAGAACGAGTAGAGGACTATGGATACCGTGTGTTTGGTGTCAAAGGTAAAACTGCTGACGAGTTGTCTGTGTTTGATCATGTCAAAGTGTTGAATGTTGCTTCCCGTTTTGTTGACTCAGCTTGCTCTAAGACCTGCAATGTTGGTTCTGACGTGACATGGGAAGAGTTCAAACAAGTCTACATGGATGCATATGACGGTGGTGCTTCTGGCTGTACAACATTCCGTGCAGCAGGTAAACGGTACGGCATTCTTAATGCTTCTGCATCAGAGGATATTGTAGAAGAAGATCCAGTAGAAGAGACACAAGACTTCGTAGATGAAGGCGGTGCTTGCTACTTCGATCCTGCTACAGGCTTACGTCAGTGTGAGTAGGCAACGTAGACGAAAGTTAGGGCAAGTCCCATCACCCTGCGTGAAGATCTGTCGAATAGGTGAGGACAATCTTTGCGTGGGGTGTAAAAGAACTCTTGACGAGATACGTGATTGGTGTATTATGTCTGAGTACGAACAAAATAAATTGTTGTACGAATTGAAATGGAGAAAGGAGCATGGCTAAAGTTCAGATCGTGGGTGCCTCGGCTAACTCACATCAGCCTACAAAGAAGAAAACCTCACAGTCTAAGAGGATTGCTTCAATGAAACTTGGATCTATGAATAAGCATAAACGTAGATCTACCAAACCTTATAGGGGACAAGGTAAATGAAAAGAACTAACAGACCCTTTAGTAAATCTTTGTATGAGGCTTACGACCAGAAGGCTAAGGAAAAGCTAGTCAGCTATCTCCAAGGCAAAGGTCATTCGATTATGAATGACAAAGAGGACTACAACGTTGACGTTGTTTCAAAGAAGAATGACTTTACATATTTCAATGAAGCTGAGGTCAAGGTAGCATGGGACGGAGATTGGCCAACACACTGGCATGAGATTCGTATTCCTGCACGTAAACGTAGGCTAGTCGAAAAGTACAAAGACAAAAATGGGGTTCTTAACTTCTACGTCTTTAACAAAGATCTAACTAAGGCTTGGCGTATCAAGGACACGTTGATGACTGATGATACAATAAAAGAGGCTAAAGGTAGGAACATTTGGCGTGGCGAAACTTTCTTCCACATTCCTTACACAAAGGCAGAACTGGTAGAACTATGAATGACAATGTAAATAACCCCCAACACTACGGTCAGGGGTCTATTGAGTGCATTGATTATATCAAAGACTTTCTCAGTGATGATGAACTTGCAGGTTACTTTCGAGGTAACATTGCAAAGTATCTACACCGATGGCGTTACAAGAACGGTGTCGAAGATCTAAAGAAAGCTCGTTGGTATCTCGAAGCACTTATCCAACAGCAATCAAAAAAATAGGGGGCTAAGTGCCCCCTTTTATTTAGTCTGCATACATTATCTCGTCTGCGTATTTCATTAGGTAAAGTAAAAACTGGAGTTTTTCTTCACCACCCTCCTCACTTTTTAAATCTGTTATTTCTCCATCATATCCCAGTTGCTCTAGGGCATCCTCTCTTAGTCGTTTTGGTTTACTCAAAACTTCTTGCTCTAGCTTTAACATTTGATCATCTTTTTTAGGGCTTCCAGCTAGGATTGCTTTGGCTCTTGTTTTAATTTTTGTGACCAACTCTTTATATTTGTTTTCTCTTTTTGACAGTGAAAGTTCTAGGAATCCATCTTCAATCAGTTTAGATGCTTCCAGGTTAAATACTTCCTGTACAAAATCATCGAGTCTGTTTTTAAGTTCAGGCTCCCCATCAAACATCACTGCTTTCCATGAGGCTTTACCCACAGATGCAGCTACACGTTCTGCAGGAGATGCACCTCTGTCACCTCTGGCACCAAGTGCTACACGACCTGCATCAAAGTTACCTCTGTCTCTGGTAGCTATCTTACGATCAGGTTGATCAGTGATCTCTACACCAAACATCTCAGGAATCTTGTCGATGTATCTAATAGACTCGTTTAGAACTTTGTTACCTTGCCTACGATCAGGAGAAGCAAAGTCACCTGTGGCATACATTGCAAAGGTGTTGATAGGTTCTAGGAATCTGGTACTACCAGAAGCAATCCTTGAGAATGCACCACTGAGTAGTTCTACACTAGCCATGAAAGAATCTTCTAAGTCTGAGTCAAGCACAGTAGAGAAGTAATCCTTGAACGTGTCGTAGACTTCACCAGTCTGACGGAAAGTCTGACCAACAAACAACTCAAACATTTCTTCTTTGAGTGGGTCTGGTATCCTACCGTCAATCTGCCTATGTGCCAAAGCCTGAGCTATGATTCTAGGGTAGTTCTGTGGAGCATCATATGTATAGTCTCTACGAGAACCGTCAGGTAGAATATCGAAGTTCCAACCTTCACCGTTTCTAACTCTTTCTTTTGCAGCTTCATACTCCGAAGATCCACCTGTAGAAATTCTAGGTCCAAAGATTACACCTGCACCTACAATACCTTTAGACAAAAGAACCTGTCCTTCATCATCAAAAGGATTGTCCAGTTTGTAGACTCTGCTTGTCACATGCTTTAATGCATTGAACCCACTGTAATCACCAAACATTGCTGTAGCAGTGTTAAAGAATCTACCAAATGGAATTAGAAAACCACCACCTGCAGAGTTAGAAAATCTTTCTACGTTCTTAGCAATACCAAGAAACAGTCCACCCTCTTTCTTACTTAGCCAAGAAAAAGAATAGGTCTCTTTTTTAGCTCTGTCGATAGCTGGTGTCTGTACTTCATCTAAAAACTTTTTGGTGTGCATTTCAACAAATGCATCTTTACGTTTCATAAACTGGTTATAGTTTACACCGTAGACCTTCATAATATTCTGGTCCATAGCACTCATAAATGAAATCATTTTAGTGACTTCATCTTGTAGCTTAACACCAGTTGCTGCTTGGATACCACTAACAGTTTTTTCCGTAGCTTGGTTTATCTTTGATTTGGGATCTAAGTTAAGTCTCTCAAGTACATTTCTACTTTCAACACCACCAGAAACCTCTGACAAAAGCTCTTCACCAACTTCAGGTCTAAACTTCAGGTAGTTTAAACCTTGTTCGATTGTAGCATCATAGTCTAAAACGTTGAAACCACGACGAGCTGCACCAAGGATAGATCCTTTTGCTTCTTGTCCCCTTCCCTGCAATCCCAGTACTGCTGCAAGCACAACGTCAGAGATGTTGTTTAAGCTTGTAGTATATCCCCAACCTTTGATGTTGAGACCAGTTGTACTTGGGTGAGAAGTAAGTGCACGTTTCCACAAAGATTGTATATACTTCACACGATCAGCAGGACTTGCTAGAGCTTTCTCTGTAGGCTTATCAATCTTGTGCAGATTGAGCATATCTTCGAGTGTAATATTGTCGATATCTTTGTTCAGGATGTCCTGTGCAGCTTTCCTGTTAAATAAGGTCTTACCTGCAAAGCTCGATCTATTTTTAAACCAGTCAGAAAGTTGTGCACCAGTTTTAATTTTATTTAGCTTTGTACCTTTTAGGTTAAACTGTTTTCTAAACGAGGTAAGAATAGATTTCACAGTTTCATCTGGTAAGTACTTGATAGCATCCCCAATAAAGTTAGAGATGTTATCATCTTTACCCCTTGGCACATACACAAAGCCAGCTTCGGCCATGCTGTAGATCAAACCTTTTTGAGTTAAACCTTCTTCTGGTTTACCAAACAAAAATACTGATTCAAACAAGTCTTCCATTTCTGCAGAAGATCCGTCAATGTCTGACTTCTTTACAGCTTCTTTAGCTTGATCTCTTGCCTTTGACCAAGGTAAATATGTATCTACATTTTCACTAAAATTAGAAAACATCTTTCTAAGATTTGTGTCAATTAGCTTTACGTCTGTTCTTTCCATTACCTGTTCGGTAATCTCTTCTCCACTACGTCCAGCAAACTTAGAAGATATGTCTACGTATGTTTTAAAGTTAAGGATTTCTCCCATACCTTTAGCAACTGTCTTTGTACCTACAGTCAAGGCTGGCATTACTATCACACCTAACGCAGCTCCGACAGACTGTGGCAAACTTCTGCTATCCTGTACCCCACTACCAATACGTAGCCCCTGATACAGTTGGTCAGTACCTACAGCAATAGCTGCATCAGTAGATGTACCAGCAATCACAGCAGGAAGTTTTTCTTTTATGCCAGCTTTTCTAAAGCCTTTCTTGATAACATCTTTTCTTACTTTTTTAGCTTGTTCTTTAGTCATACCTCTTTTTAAAGCATTCTTGTAAGCTTCCTGTGCTATCTTACGCATAGCAAAACCTGCAGTCTTACTACTAGCTTTAGTAAATAGACGACCAATACCAAGACCTAAGACAGTGCTAGGATCCCATATACCTGCTCTAGCATAGTCTCTCATACCGTCAAAAGTTTCTCCCCAAGTAACATTATCTTTAAAGATACCTGGCATCTTATCCATGATCTCAAAAGAGGCACCCATCAATGCTCTCTGTTCATCATCAGCCATAGCAAACCACGCAACGTCATTACCTGTCGTTACGGTCTGACCACCAGTAAGTGATCTCATCCAGTTCTGCCACTCTTGAATCAGATCCGCATCTGACATATCTCTGTCGTATCTTTCATCAAAGCTAAACTTGTTACGAGTCTCTTCACTGTAACGAGCTTTCATGATGTTACGGATACCTTCGACAAGGTTTTTATTTTCAAGGATAGCTGTTTCGGTAAGGGAGTCTTGCTCAATACCTTCAAGTTCACGAATGATATTATAAGCCTCAAAGCTTTGCTCTGGGGCCACGGGAACTCCTTCAGCTTCTTCTACAGGATCAGGAGACCACTCTTCATCAAAGATGCTAGTCTTAGGTGTTTCCTGCGTTGTTTCAGGACTCCAATCGGAGTCAAAAATAGAACCTGCCATTATTAACCTATAGCTCTTTGGACATCTTCCTCAGTGATCGTATAAGAAGATCCGTTGTAGAATATACGAGTTCCCTTTTCAATCAACCCAACTTTAATAGCTCTTGCTATATCATCCTTATTTTGGAATCCTAAGTTTTGATTGATCATATAGTTGTATGGTTTATATCTTGGGTTAGTTTCCATCAACTTGATTGCTGCCTCTGGTCCAGCTATTCTAGATGCTGCAATATAGTCTTCTTTGTCCAAATCTTTAAGTGCTTTTTCTAGTTCCAAACCCCTTGCCACATCTTCAGGTCTAGCATTACCTGCAGCTTCTCTTTCATTAATAGCTGATATTTCAGCTCTAATAGTAGGTCTTAGGCTAGAGATAAACAAGTCTCTGATCTTCTCTTGCTCAGAGCCTGATAGAGGCTTGACAGGCTCTCTGAAACTGAATGCTAGTCCAACTTCTTCTTTACCCTCTGCAATACTTCTTGCAAGGTCTCCGTAGGTTTTATCACCATAGGCAACTTCGTCTGCCATGTCTTCATCTATACCAAGCATAGCATAGATATCTTCTACGTCTACTTTACCACCTGTTTTTATAACTTCTCTGTGAAAACTAGTAACATCTGCTTCAGCTTGTTCTGGCGTATAATCTAGACCATTACCTTTATAAAAAGCTCTTAATGTTTCTTGACCCTTGTCAAACAACTCAAGAGTTTCTAAATCAGCACCTACAAGTTGAGGAGCTATCTTACTGTCTTCTGGAAGTCTTGCCTGAATCTTTTTCAACAATGCAGATTTAGTAGCTACGTTTTCACTGCTGCCACCACGACCAGAGCCACTACTACCACCCCATCTAAGATCCATCTCAATTAACTTGGTGGTCAACTCTTCTCGACGGGCTGTCTCTTTGTCATTAGCTTCGACCCAGTCCATTATTCCTACTGCACTTAACGCCATAGTTACATCCTCGCCATTAGCCCAGTTTTAGCTGGTTCTTCTTCTTGTACTGGTTCTTGTTCTTCTTCCATCATCACTGGAAGTGGATCTCGTTTAGGCTCTTCTTCTTCCTTAGCCTCAGCAAGCATCTTTCTTGCAGCCTCTACATCACGTCTGTAGGATAGGGCTTTTTCTTCACGTTCATTTGTAAAGCCCTCGTCATAGTCTACTCCAGCTTCATCAGCAAAGTTTTTAATAAACTCGTGAAGAGCAGGGGCGATGATAAGGCTAACATCAATACTATGAATGCCTTCCATTACAGCACTACGAAGAATACCTTCGACAAGAGTTACAAGATCAAGTCCATAGTCTAAAAAGTGTAATGCATCTTCCATTGCACCTGGCTCTGAAAGATTATCTAGGTGCATGTCTAGTGCTTCAATAGGATCAGATATTTCTGGAGGTCTTTCATACGCCTGACTTCTTGGTTCAGCTGTCAGTGATTGACCTGGAATTGGTCTCTCAAGTGTCTTCATTCTCAGATCTCCAATTATAAACTGCCGTTGCACCGTCTAGACCATCTCTAGCACCAACACCTGCAGACTTACTTCCGTACCAAGGTGACCAACCTTTATCAATTGCCATATCCAGAGCAAACTGAATCTGTGTTGTAATACCTTCTAGGGTATTATCCTCAGCAAGAAGTCTTCCTGTTTCTTTTTCGTACTGGTTACCTAGACCGCCACCTGTGTACAGTTGGAAAGGTCCATAAGATGCCTCTTGGCCACCTTCTTTTTTCTGGCTACCACTTCTAATCTTTGACTGGTATGCACCTGCGCCCTCAGATTTATACACCTTGATAGCAATTTCAGGGTCCATGTTACGAAGTTTGGCTTCTCTTCTAATGATACCTTCTATCTTTTTGCTTGTCAAACCTTCAGGGTATTTTGGAATTAGAGAACTGGTCTTTTTATTTACATGAACTTGGTCTCCAGCTTCTGCACTAGGGGAGATGTCTAGGTATCCATCTTCATCCATTCCTGCAGCAGCTAGACGAACCCTACGTTCAGCAGCTATTTGGTTGATGTCCTCAAAAGCTTTGAACATTCTAGCAGGAGTCTCTCCAATGTTACCACCAACTCTTTTACCAATCTTACCCCTACGAGCACCAAGACCTGCTATCTCAGCCTTACGCATTTCATATAGAGCTGTACCACCAGCATCTAAACCTTTACGGTACATATCTAATGTGTCTTTTCTGTAGATACTCATCTTATTACCTTTTAAATAATACCACCAAGTAGACCTTTATTACTTGTACCAAACAAGAATCTAAACATCAGTGAAGTAGAGGCAGCATCTTCTTCTGCTGCAAGCTGTGTTCTAACTGATTCTAGTTCTTTATCTGCAAGAACAATCTGCAAAGCTCTGTCCATTGCTGACTCACTAGAAGTAAATGCAAAGCTCATGTTATCACGTTCACGTTGCCAGATTTCATCTAAGTTTTTAGAGGTCAAAGCATTGATAGTCTTTGCAAAGTCCATGTTACTTTCGTTCTGTGCAGCATTGTTCAGTGTAGCAATATTCTGTCTCCACTGAGCATTTGCCTGTGCTACGACAAGACCATTCTGAGCATTGAACATGTCCCTTTGGTTTTGTACTTCTGCATTAAACTGTCTCAAAGCATTCACAGTATTTACGTTGAACTGATCCATAGCATTTGCTTGAGATGCATTGAACTGACCTACGTTTGCAGTTAGATTTGCAAAGAACTGGTCTGTCTGGTTCTCACTCGTAGCATTAAACTGTTTAGCAGCATTCTCTGCAGCTTGGTCAGTAAGCAGTGCTTGAATGTTCTGCTGAGATTTAAACAACTCTGTCTGCTGCTCGTTAGACAAATTAGCTAAATCCATTTGCAAAAAGTTTTGTGCATTTACTACAGCAGCTTGTTGACGGTTATTTAGGTTAGCTATATCTAGCTGCGACAATGCAGCAGCCTCTGCCATAATTACAGCTTGCTTGTTGCTTAGGTTTTGCAACTCCATTGTATTAGCTGCACGAGAGTTCTCAAGAGCAACCTGCTGTTCAGCAGTAAAGTTCATGTTGGCAATCTCAGAGACTTTAGCTGCATTCATAACCTTAGCTTGGAATGCTTGATCAAACTCCATTCCCAAGAACTTAGATCTTTGCTCTGCCTTAAACAAAGCCATTTGCTGCTTGTTACCAGCATCAATCTGAGCAATAGGTAGTGCAGCTTCCATAGCAGCTTGAATAACTGCTTGACCTGCAAGAGACGAAGCACCGAGGCCTCTAGCTGCAAGCATGGCTGTAGCTTTACGCATAGAACCAGCAGCCCATGCAGGTGTATCACCACCTTCAAACTGTTGCATAAGCCCTGCTAGTTCGTCTTGAACAGAGGCAGCAGCTACTTCACCAGTACCAAATGCTGCATCTACTTGAGCTTGATCTACACCAGTTCCTTGGATAACTTCTCCATTTGGACCTGTCTGTAGTGTACGGGTAGGTAGTTCTCCACCTGCAACTTCTTGTACAGTCTTTGCTTGACCTTCAGCACCTTGTAAGTCAGATACCATAGTAGTGTCTGAGGTTTGACCTGTTACATCTTTTGTAACTGTGCCAGTTTGTGCTGTAGTTCCTTCAGTTTCTTTTTTAACATCTGCAGCTATGGTCTCAGGAGTCACAGTAGATGTTTTTGCAGTTACAGGCATTCCTACTTGAGAAACAGTACCTACGGTAGAAGCTTCAGCCATATTTGCTAGGTCAGTAGTCTTACCTGCATTTTGACCAATAAAGTCTGCTTCATCAGTCTGTATTTTATTTACTGCACCCTGAACAGGTTGCATAGTTTGGGTAACAAGATTTTTCTGCATCTCTTGAAAGTCTTCAAGACTTAGTCCTGTAGTACCGTCCTGTGCACCTGGTCTTACTCTTGCCATACCAGACATTGCTTGTTGGTACTTACCCATACGAGCTGCAGCAGCAGGATTAGCAGCTAGGAAGTTAGTAAGCTGATCTGCTGGGCCTTGGAATCCTAAGAACTTTCTAGCAAGCTGTACATCACCACCTTCTGCCATAGCTATTATACCACCTTGTGCAGCAGCTTTGCTAAATCCTGGAGGTACATACGTTAAAGGCTTACCAGAGGCATCCTCAGTTACAGTCACTGACTGACCAAACTGGTTTGTGTACTGAGCCTGACCACCAAAACCTGCTTGAGATTGTGAGGTAAGGTTAGCCATATTAGTACCAGTGTAGTTATCTCTTACAGTAACTTGATCTGGTACAGCAGATAATCCTGCAGTTTGTACTGGTTGCTGGAAGGTACCCGTAATAGCAGCTTGTTCGTATGTGTTTGTACCTGTACCACCTAAATTAGTAGTGTCTGTTCCAGTACCATTTTGATAAGTAGTCGTAGTTCCTGAATCAGTATTGTAGGTAGTTTCATCAACATCATAGGTAGTTGTACTAGTTCCAGTATCAGTTGTTGTGTCCGTTCCTGTACCTGTGCCTGTAGTACCTGTACCTGTTTGACCACCGCCACCAGTAATAGTTTGATCTACAACTTTTGTTTCCTTAATCTCTGGCATTTTAAAGCCAGCAAGAAAGTCTACATTAAGAAGATCTTGATAATCATCCCACCAAGGATTATAAACTTCATCATATGCTTTTAGGTATACACTATACTTTTCTTGCATAGCAGTAGGCATAGCTGCTTTAAGTATATCTCCTTGAATACCAAAATTCCTAATGCGACCAAAACCACTACCATTTCTTAAGTTCCAGTCGTTGTTGTTAGGTTGTACAGAAGTAATTAAATTTCCATTTGCTTTAGAATAAAGTTTTAATACATCTTGACCCTGAATTTGTTCATACTGTACGTCATAACCACCATACATTTGCTCTGTAGCTATGGATGCAGCAGCTTCAAGTCTTCCTGCATCAATTTCATTACCCCCTGGAGTCTTTGCAGCCTCCATAATAATATCCCAGTTACGAGTTTCATAGTTAGAACCTACCACTCCATACAGAAGTTCACTAGCTTTAGTTGATATTGGTTGCCAGTAGTCAGAAGGTTTGTCGTATAAAGACTCAACACTCTCACCTGCAAGAGCCTCCATCATTTCACGCATGTTAGGCTTACGAGGCTTACCTGCTTTTACAGAGGCCACATAAGAATCTATGTAACCATCATTAACCCAAGTAGGGATACCAACACCATCTATAGTAGCTTTATAGGTTCTTTCTTCTGGCATCGACCAAGTGCCATTTCCGTTAGGATTAACTTCAGGATCACGTTGAGGGGGTATATTTGCCCTAGCTTCAAAGGCATTAGCTAAAAGACGAGCATCATTAGCAGCACTTAAAGGATTCTTTACAGTAGTATTAGCAGTAGTACCATCAGCCCATGTAATAGTCCAGTTACCTGATCCCCCAGATATAGTATAGTTATCTGGATCAGCAGGAATATTACCCTCAGATGTAACTCTATCTAGATCATCTTGAATATAAGAAGGTAGATTACCCTGTTCGTCATAGAACTTTTCATCACCCTCTGGGATAGGCGTATTTGTGTTTTGCTCTGCCATTCTACTTTACCTTAAACTGAAAGAGTCTCTCTAAATTTTGTTGTGTCTGCTTTAGTAAACTCTTGGTAATTACCTTTTAGATTATCTGGAAAATCAATAAACTCAATAGAAGCACCAGTTTTGTTAGAAACATCTAAAGCTACATCATAAAAGCTTTGTGTAGTTCCTGTTCCAAAATTCCATATCCCTGATTCTTCTATGTTAAAAAACTTTTGGTGATCCATCACAACTTTACCAACATGGATAAAATCTCTTACAAACTTTTCTGATCCTTTGAAGAGTTTGATCTTACCTGTTGTTTTAGCTTGCTCCATAAACTTTGTCTGTGGGCTTGCTTGGTTTCCTTTGTGTTCCTCTTGGGGACCGTGTACGTTGAAGTATCTAAATATGTGTGTAGTAATAGGAGCATTTCTCAACTCTACATACTTTTCAAACAGTGCTTTGCTACGAGCATAGTGGTTCTGAGGATCAAGAGGTGATGTTTCTTTGAAGTCTGACTTTAGTCCGTACACCGAGGCACTAGAAGCAAACTGAAACTTAACGTTGTGTTTTATACACTCCTCGTACAACTTGATACTAAACTCTATATTTTGTCTGTATATACGACTGATATTTGTTTCAGTAGTAGAGCTAATAGCTCCTAAGTGTATTACCCAGTCTAAACCCTTTACTTTAGGAAACGACATACCCCATTCGTTTTTAATCACTTCGTGGTGTGGAGATAGAGCATTGACCATATTCTTGCCAATAAACCCATTGCTGCCAGTAACTAGTATTTTCATTTCTGGCTATCTCCCCGACCTACACGATAGTTATCCTCTACCGAATCAGGAGTAGATACTTCTATTACTGTGCCTTCCGTTTCACAAATGATTTGATGCGGGACCAAAGGCTCGTTACGCCACGTATCGCCAGCTGTAAGAGTCTTTTCATGAGTGCTTGCATCTTTTGTATCAATATAGATAACTTTAAATTTTCCCTTAAGGACATACCAAGTCTCATCTTTCTCTTTGTGAAAGTGCATAGAAAACTTAGCACCTTCGTTAAAATGTAAAAACTTACCACAATATTTGTCGTTGGTTGCCCATATTAGTTCTGACCCCCAACCCTTTTTAACATGTCCATTAAGCCGCATTTTGTATCTCCTCTAAACGAGGTGCATACACACCGACATGTTGAACAGTTACCGCAGCAGCTTTCATAGCAAACTTAATAGCTTTTTCTATACTGTCTGTTTGTAGGTAGTTGTACACCAGAGCTGCTAAAAAGGTGTCTCCTGCTCCACAAACATCATGTGCATCTACTTTTGGTGGTAAGTATAGCTTATCCTTGTAGACGACTTTATCTGACCCAAACGTGACAATCATGTTGTCTGCATCAGATGTTCTATTTTCGTACTCGTACTGATTTATTTTTACAAAAGCTTTGTTGAACAGTTTTAAGTCTTGCTTTTTTGTATCAATAAATACTGGACCGTTGTAGCTCTCTAAGATGCTTTGGATAGCAAAGGTAGAGACATAACCTTTATTGTAATCAGAGATAACGACAGCATCGTAATCACTAAAGTTGTGTAGGCGATGCTCATCATGTTCTTCTTCTATTAGAGGTACATCAACTCTTACGATCTGTTGACCTGTCTTTGAGTCTATGTAACGTTTCTTTGTTTCTTTGTATAGAATATCATAGTGACAATCTACACCAAGTGACTGAAAGTTTTGTAGTACATTACCAGCCATTCCTAATTTACGAATAGTGGTATCCCAATCTAACACTGGTACGGGTGCCTCTGGGTTTAGCCTGTTTACGACACCATAACAGTACTCGTCATAGCATCCGTCTCCTATCAACAAAATCTTGGAGGGTTTTTGTTGTTGATTCATTATTGGTCCTCTCAAAGAATACTACCTCTTTACAGTATTCCTCACCAACAATCTTCTTCCCCCTCCAATCGGAACCTTTCACCATAACGTCAGGTTCATACCTTTTAATAATAGCTGCCAAGTCTTCATCCGAATCAAACGACACAACAGCATTAACAGGCTTCAACATTGACATCAGATGCTTCCGATTTTTCAGATTGTTAAAAGGTCTATCTGCTCCCTTGTTATACCTTATTTTGTTGTCTGTGTCAATAGCTACGAGTAAATAGCCCCCTAACATACCTGCAAAATCAATAAGATCAAGGTGTCCAGAGTGTATTACATCAAAGGCTCCATTGACAAATACTTTCTTCATGTGTATTATCCTGTTAAAAAGGAGTTGTTATGTCCAGATTTAAACATATCATAGAACAAGACCCACAACAAGTTCAACAACAAAACCTACCTGCTGATTGGCCTAAAGTGTTTCCTAAATCTATTGTTGGGCTAGACCGTGATGGTGTTATCAACGTAGATAGAGGTCACTACCTTACTGATCCTGATGACTGGGAGCCTATCCCTGGTTCACTAGAAGCTATCCGTATGCTTAGGTTGAAAGGCTACAAAGTAGTTATCCTGACTAACCAAGGCGGTATTACAAAGAAAGAGCAGACACATGCACAAGTGGATGCCATTCATCAACGTATGATGGAAGTGTTTGGCAATGCAGGTATCTACTCCATTGATGGTTTATTTTATTCTGAGTCCTCACTAAAAGAAGACTACTATGCTAAACCTAATATTGGAATGTTTCATCGTACTGAGAAAGAAATATTCAACAACAAAATTAGATTTAAAGATAAGGGGTTCTACGTAGGTGATAAGATGACAGATCTTAAAGCTGCAGAACGTATTGGTGCTACCCCAATCTTAGTACGTACTGGTCATGGGGTAGCTACTGAAAAAGATCTTCAAAAGTTCTCTAAGGAGAAACTAAGAAAGAAGACTAAGGTGTTTGAGAACCTTCTTCAGTTTGCTCAGAAGCTACCGTAACAAGCTTCCCTACCTCTGGTAGATACATGTAGTCAATGTCACAGTTCTTCATGGTGTGTAGTGCATCATGTAGTGTCTCTACAAGTGGTTCACCTGCTAGGTTGAAGCTTGTATTGAACAGGATTGGTACACCAGTGATCTTACGGAACTCTTCAATCAGATCATAGTAGGCTTCATTCTGCTCTCTGGTTACAGTCTGAATGCGACATGTACCATCTACGTGTGTGATAGCAGGAACTTCACCATGCTTGTCAGTCTTGAAGTCCATTGCATACATCATGAATGGTGACTCTTCCATTCCATGTGTCTCAAACCATTCCTCAAAGTATTCCTTGAGCATTGATCCTGCAAAGGGTCTAAACCATTCACGGCCTTTGACCTTGTTTACTGTGTCCTTACCATCAGGATCTGTGGGATCGTACAGGATAGAACGATTACCCAGTGCTCTTGGCCCTGCCTCTGATCTACCTTGGAACAACGTAACAATGTTCCTATCTGCAATCAGCTTGGCTACATCAGCAGGGGTAACATCTTTTGTGTCGTATCCCTCTAGATTGTAGTTTTCTTCACGTTCAGGACCAAGATACAGTGTGCTTAGTGGACGTTTTGTTTTATCTTCTACATTTTGATAATAGATAAGCTGTGCTAGTCCAATAGCTGTACCACCATCATGTGAGATAGGATCAACGTAGATGTTAAGATCAGGAAAACGTTTCTTGTAGTAGTAGTTAGCTACACAGTTAAGTCCATAGCCCCCTGCAATCACAATATTCTTGTGTCCTGTCTTGTCTACAGCTTTCTCAATCAAATCCCCAACAAGAGTTTGTGTTCTATCTTGAACTGCCCAAGCTAAGTCTTTTGCAGCATCTGTTACCTTACTAGGGTCTTTGTGCCAAGCACGAGGATCTTCTTTTAACTCTAGGAAAGGATGTCTGTTGTGGTCTACGTGTGCACCTGCAGGGTAGTTAGGTAAGAAGAGGTTTTTATTACCCCTACCTTCTATAAATAGTTCAGGAATCTCTGGGTTTTCTTTTCCATAAGGAGCAAGACCCATAGTTTTTCCTGCCTCAATAAAACCAAAACCAAGGTACTCTGACACAGCTTCGTATGCTTTTACTAATGTAATAGCACTGTCCATTTCCAAGTCTTCTTTCTTAATACGATGTGTATTATAGTTACCACCATAAGAAGTAAAGACTTGTTTTATACCCTCTTCATAGTCACAATTATAAATGGTTTCAGTTTCAAAACCTGGGTTAGTAGAATCTTCAGATACTTGAATATTTCTTTTAGTTCCAGAACCATCTACAATAACAGCAGCAGCTTTATCAAAGCCTGAGTTATAAAATGCTGCAGCAGCATGGCCTATGTGGTGGTTAGCACCTACATTAATTATTTGTATGTTTGGATTAAACTTACGAATTAATGCAGAAAAAGGGTCTTCACTAGTCCAAGTTAATTTAGGAAACTCTTGACTAGTTCCACCAAGAACTAATACATCTATACGATACTTAAGTGCTTCCAACATTCCCCTAAAAGGGTTTCCATCGTATTTGTAACGAGACAGACGTTCTTCTTCGATGTAAAATTTAATTTCACCATCTACTAAAAAGGCAGCAGAACCATTGTGTCCTGGGTTAATAGCTAAGATATTCATATTACTTCACCTTCTTTTCAATATCTTTTACGATACTGTTATACATTACGTTAATCTCTTCATCACTAAAGTCCATGATTGTATCATTTGCTCTGTCAGCTAGATGACTTTCAAGATTTGAGATACGAATAGGTGAGTACTTCTTGGCATCCTTCTTTTCAATAATGTTAAAGTAATCTGGGTAAGTTGTGTTAATTGCAAAAGTAGAACCTACAATAACTGTACCAGGTTTTCCTAATGCTCTTGCCATATGTTGACCAACAGAGTCTACACCAATAAAGTAATCTGCTGCGTCAATAAAAGGAACCCACATCCTAATATCTGCAGTAGGTTTTAAGGTGTAGGTATCCTCTTGCATATGAAACTGTTGCTCTGCCATTAAAACAAGGTTAAATTTAGCAGAAAGTTTTTTAACCAGTTTTAGATATGACTGAGGATCTAAAGAACGAGATGACTCATCAACAAGAACACCTGTCTGATGTCTTTGAATTGAACGACCAAATGGCTGCAGGATTATTGTTTTTTGTTTTTGCTGTTGATTCTTAGCATCTAGAATCATACCTGCTGCATTTACTTCTTCCATCTTAGCTGTTTTTAAAACAGGTGCACCAAGATCAGAATGATCGTCTGTATTGTTGATTAGGTAATCAAAGGCTTCTGCTAAAGATTTTTCTTGTTTGTAGTACCCTGGAACTCTGTAAGGCTCAGGGGATATAACTTCTTCAGCTTTAAGAACTATTTGTTCAAAGATACCTTTTTGTTCTGGATTAAAGGTTTTGTCTTGTAGTTCTGGAATACCCCAGTAAAGTGTATCCCATCCATTTAGTAATACTGCAAAGTCATCATGTTTCTTTGCATATTTGATAAGAGCAGGTATAGCTGCAATAGCACGACCTGCTCCACCATCTAACATAAACAGTTTTTTCACGAGTCTTCTTTCTTATTATTATCTTTACAGACCCAGTAAAGGGACTGGTGATTAGTATATCATAAAACTAAGTTAGTATCAAGAAGGTTTAGTAGGCCACTGATCTAGTTCTAAATCAGGCCAGTCTTCGTGATTAGTTATATCTCTTAGCTGAGTTCTATATGCAGCCCACAAAGCTTTATCTTCGTCACTCAAAGGACTGTCTGGACTCTGTGTCCAATCAGTCTCAAGTAAAAGATTAAATCTTTTTTCTTTCTGTTGTATAGAATAACTAGCTATTCTTTTTGCTTCTTCTGCTGCCAACTCTTCTTCAGTTGGATCAGGTTCATCTCTATACCTAACACCATTAGGACTAAAAATCTGAAGTTTTGCCATTTTTTAACCCTTTAATTTTCTACGTTTTCTGGCTCATCAAGTAAACCCCATATTGAAAAACAACCCCCACCAGAATGATTATTTAAGTTTTGATTAACCATAAGCTGAAAACCACCAAAGTTTTCCCAGTGAAGTTTAGCTCCTGCATGAGGGATACAAGGACAAATGTAACCCTTTCTAGCCTGTGACCAGTTGTGATATCCTGGTTGCCACCCTGCACAGAATTGCCAACCAATGTAGCTGCACTGTCTAGAACAAGGAACTGTTCCATTCCACCCAGGGTGTTTGTAGAAAGAGCCTACCCCACCAAATTGTCCACACATACAATAGTTACTTTGGCCTATCTCACAATGACAACAGGTATTCATATAATGACAGCTTATACCAATAACTCCATTACCAGAACATAGACAATTACCTAAATCATCTAGTATTCTCATGCAATAGTAGTTCCAACTAGCAGCACCGTGATGGTAAAAAAAGTAACATATGTGTTTAAAACATTTAAAAGGGTATTCAAAATTAGTACAAAATCCTGTCCCTTGCCAGTCAAGACATTTAGCTATTGTAACCCACTGACCAGAAGGTGCAAAAGTACCCTCACCTTGTGGGTATTCTGATTTATAACAAGGAGAACAAACTGTCGTAAAACAGGCTGTTGAGGGAAGGGCCGCAGCCCCTCCTGATGATTGTCCTGCTAATTTTACATATCTAGACATTAGTCGTCATACCCCCATATTTGAACTGCTACAGGAGTGGGACTATTGTTTGATACATAAAGTTTATCTGAGTTAGATAAAACGATACCTGTTCTTTCTAATCTGTTCGCAGATGCTTTGTACTCTAGTGTCCCTTCATTACCAACACAATTATCAGAGTTAAAATAGTGGTTAGTATTTTTAAATATATCTGAACCTGTATTTTTAATAACAGTAGAGCATACAGCATTTCCAGAACCACTTGAAGTTAATTGAATAGTTTCAGTCTCTACTTTTTCCCAAGTAATGAGGTCTGGGGATCTGTAATGGAACATACAACCATTCCAACCACCTTCATCAGGAATAGAACCAAAAGTGAAGCACTGCCACCAAATACCAAAGCAGCACTCTGCAACTAGTTGGGGTTGAGTAACAGATTCATAAGCACTTGTTTTTTCAGACCAAGCAGTAGGAGTTCCTGAAATACATTTAATCATACCTGCTGCAATCCAGTCAGCCATTGTTTTACACTGGTAACAACAGTTCTGATAAGTACTGCCAATAATACATCCTGCCGTTGGAGCATACGCAGTATCAATACTGTAAATTCCATCTGTAGGGCTGTTTGAATTGCCAGATAGGGATGATCCTAATATCTCAAAATAGTTACAGTCAGTGTATGGGTTATACCATAACCATTTAACCATAGGGGAACCCATACCTATAATAGATGGATAAAAAATACAACAAGCATCAGGCTGAGATGAAGGGGTACAGAATCTATACATACCATACATTCTGCAAGCCTGGATGGTATTTTCACTACAATCGTAAGATTTATCGTAGAGGATAACTTCTGTAACATATTCTGGATTAAACCCAGTAAAAAATGCTACGTCACAACCTGCCATCACGTACTTATTAGATATGTGTGTAGATTTCTGCCAAAGATCACAACAGCAACATCCGCAACAACCACAACATTCCTTCCATTTATTTCTATCACACTCTTGTGACAGGTAATTTGACCTACAATCTTGCCCACCATAAGTGGTTTTTTGGCCAGTATTTAGATTTGTTGTAAACAAAGCATAGAAAGGCTGACACTGCGATCCTGCATACACTGGACAACTACTACCACCCAAATAAAACAATGGGGCATGGTCAGACCAAAGGTCTTGGCTTTGCCAAGGAAGGTCACAGAAACACGTATAGTCATAGTAACAAGAAGTAAAGCAACAAGCACCACAGAAGTAAAATCTTCTTTTACATTCTCTGCTTCCACAAAAAGCTATACAGCAACAAAGATCTTCTTGACCATACCTAATACCCATAGTACATTGAGTATAATTATTACTTAGGTTTTTTTCAGCACGAGGTGTCCAATAAGCTGTTTTAGACTGTCTTTCCCAAACCTCTCCTGAACCAGTAATAAAAGATGGTATATTTACTTGTTTTTGGAAAATAAGGCTATCTACATAGATAGCTGCACACACACAACACTGTACTCCTGCACCAAACGAACTGGTAGAAGCAGGTTGAAGTGACCCCCAACAAGTTCCTGCTCCTGTAATACCACACCAAACTTGTGTACGAATACAACACTGACTTCTTGTATAAGCTACATTATCTGTAGCATCACACCAGTTAAAGTGTCTGTCTTTAAAACAGTTTGCACCTGTTTGAGTACACTTACATTCTGTTGACTCAGTATAAGCATATCCACAAAGACTGCTACCTACGTCTGATATGTATGATGTTCTTGCTACAGGAGCATCTAATGTACTTATTGTAGTAGTACATTGAATACATCCATCTGTAGAAGAGTACTTTAAACTAATACAAGAATTTTTATCTGCATCTAGTGCTTGAGCATGAATTGTTATTGAGGCAGGATTACCACTAGAGTTTGTATAAATTTTACAAGCCTCTTGTGCTCCTATTACTGCCTCTGCTAAAGATCCTGACATTTTGTAATTACCTCTTTTAAATTGCTGTAGCTAAGTAGTAAGCTTTTCCAGTGCTGATACCTGCACTTACTCCTGTCAGGGCAGAGCCATCCCCAACAAAACATGTTGTTGCACAAACGATTGGTGCCTGAATATTACCTGTAAAGGTTTGGCCTGAAGTAGAAGCTTTAGTTCCTAGACATGTTACGATGTTACCTGTGCAAGTTGTAGAAGCTTTACCAGATAAACATGTAGCTAGTCCGTCAACATTAGCTACTGTATGATTGTGACTATCATCTGCTACTGTTGCAGTAATTGAGATGTTAGACGTACCATCAAAAGATGCTGAACCAGAAACGTCACCAGATAGTGCTATGTTTCTGGCAGTTTGTAGTGCAGTTGCTGTAGCTGCATTACCTGTTGTAGATCCTGAAGATCCAGTTACGTTGCCTGTGACATTACCTGTCACATTACCAGTTACGTTACCAGTAAGGTTACCTGTCACATCTCCTGTAACAGGAGCACATACCCTTGCAAAGGTTACTGTGTCAGATGTACCTACTGCCTGTCCAATGGCAATATCGTTAGCATTAACTGTAACACCAGTACCTGCACCAATGTTAAAGGTTGTACCATCTAGTGTCAAGCCTGAACCTGCACTATAAACAGCAGTCTCAGCTACGACAGTAAAGCTGATAGATGTTGTACCAAATGTAATTGTACCTGATGTGTTCATCACGTACAGTTCACCTGCACCTGTGTCACCTTCTTTTACAAAGAATGCATCACCTTCACCTAGTGCATCTTGATCTGAAGGGCCATAAGTATCTGCATCTGTAGCACGAGTAAGCTCCCAGTTAGTAGAAGCAGAACCAGTGTTAGTTACTGTATAAATACCATTTTCAAAACCATTACTTTGGTTGTAAACAAGTACACGATCATTCAGGCTAAGAGTTACCCCATCAATAACTAAAGCAGCTTGTGTACCTGCGTTGGTAAGTGTAGCATCTACTCCTGGAGTACCTGCAGCCACCGCAGCAGCACTAGTAGCATAAGTAGCATTAAGAGCACTTGGTGTTTCTACACGTACTGGTGTGTGGTAGTGAATACCTGCAGCAGCAATCGTATCAACGTACTCTTTTGTTGCAAGATGACCTGCACAAGTAGGATATTCACTAGTTCCTACACAAACAGATCCAAAGCATACATTGCTAGATGTACCTACATCCTGTCCAATAGCTATTGTACCATTTGTGTAGGTTACGCCTGTCCCACCTGATAGATGACTATTAACTCTAGCTGTTGTAAAGTATTGATTTGTACCTTCAGTTAAATCATCTGTTGTAAAGTTACCTAGTGTAGAGACACAACCTGTAACGTTACCTGTCAGGTTACCTGTAAATGCACCATACAAGTTTGTAGCACAAACACTTGTTGCATTGTAGATGCAGTTTGAGTTAGCATCTAATGCTCCACCGAGTTGTGGTGTAGTGTCTTCAGCAAGTTGAGTAAGAGCATCACCAAGGGTAAATGCTGCAGAGGACCAAATAGAGCCTGTGTAAACTTTTAAGGCATTGTCTGTAGTATTCCAGTATAATGCACCAGTTAGTAGGGCATTACCATCGTTGTCTACTGATGGGTCTGATGATTTGTTACCAAGGTATCTGTCATCAAATGCGTCATAAGAAGCAGCAGCATTTGTCTCTGAAGTTGCAGCAGCAGTAGCTGAGTTACTTGCATTGGTTGCACTTGTAGCCGCAGCAGTTTGACTTGCTAGTGCACATGCAGCAGAAGTACATGCTGCAGTAGCTGATTGCAAGATACCATCTACGTAACATTTATTTGTGAGGTCACATGCATTTGTTGGTGTGTAGCAAGAAATAATAGGACAAGTAGTCTGAACATTTCCTGTAAATGTGCCACCTGATAAAGGCATTGCTGTAGCAACACAAGTGTCTGTGTAGTTCTTAGTGCTTGCATCTTGAGCAGCAGTTGGATCACCTAGACCTGTAATCTTAGATGTACCCATTGCAATGGCACCAGACATTGTACCACCAGTCAAGTTTAGTTTAAGAGCATCCTGAGTATCTACGTAACCTTTACGAGTCAGTGTGTCGTCTGTAGCAGGTGTAGCTGTAGATGTAGCCTTATTAGCACCAAGGGTAATATCCCCTGTCATAGTGCCACCTGCAGTACCTAGTTTAGTACCTAGACAAGTAGTAAGAGTAGTGTAAACATTAGCATCATCGTTGATAGCTGCAGCTAATTCGTTAAGAGTATCAAGAGCACCTGGAGCACCACCAATCAAGTTAGTAATCTGTGTGTCTACGTACCCTTTTGTACTTGCATCTCCATCAGCAGTTGGTGTTCCAAGAGATGTAATCTTAGCAGAACCCATATCAAGTCCTGCAGTTCCTGTCATGTTAATATCACAGAAAGTAGAAGTACCTGTAGATGTTACATTACCAGTTAAATTACCTGTAACGTTTCCTGTAACATTACCTGTGACATTACCAGTCAGATCACCAGTAACATCTCCTGTTAAGTTACCTGTAACATTACCTGTTAGATTCCCTGTGACATCTCCTGTAACGTCACCAGTAATATTACCTGTAACGTTGCCAGTTACGTTACCTGCTACATTACCTGTAATGTCTCCTACGAAACAAGTATTAGCTGTAACTGTAGTACCTGTTATAAGACCTGGTGTAGTACCGCCAATAGTAGCACCATCAATAGTACCCCCATTGACATCGACTGAAGCAAAAGTACCCTGTCCTGTCGTACTAACTGTAGTAAAGCTACCAGCAGCAGCACTGGAAGCACCGATAACAGTGCCATCAATATTACCTGCATTAATATCTACTGTGGTTAAAGTTGCTGTGCCTGTAGCAGATAAGTTTGGAACTGTTACTGTGTTTCCAAAGGCAGAAGTACCTGTTACTGCCAATGTACCTGCTAGTGTGGTGTTACCTGTAACTCCTGCAGTACCACCAACAGTAAGATTACCACTAGCTCCTAGAGTTGTAAACTCACCAGAAGCAGCAGTCGTACCACCAATAACTGTGTTGTCGATTGTACCTGCATTAATATCTGCTGTGTCAGCTACAAGGCTGTCAATATTTGCCGTACCATCAATGTATAGGTCTTGCCACTCTGCAGTGGAAGAACCTAAATCGTATGTACCATCTGCAGAAGGGATAAGGTCTGAGGCAACATCAGCATTTACTGTAACAGTATCACTATTGTCACTACCAAGAGTAGTATTCCCATTAACGGTAAGGTTACCCGTAATAGTAGCATTTTCATGCACCGCCAGAGTGTCGATATAACCCACACCATCAATGTAAAGATCTTTAAACTCAGCAGCCGCAGAACCCAGATCAATATCTTCATCAGTGACAGGAACAATAGCTCCATCTTGTATCCTTATCTGTTCTACTGCAGCACTGCCAACATTTGTAAAGAAGTTGATCCTGTTGTTTGCAGTATCAATTACTACTTTAGTAAAGTTGTTTGTGTCTGAGATCGTTGGGATGTAAGCACCTTCAGCAGAAGATCCATCGTGCTTGTGTCCTGTTGCCTGATTAAAGGCTGCTAGTATCTGCTGAAATTCGTTGTTGACTGGTTCAGCTTTAATAACCTGACCAGAAACAATATCCGCAGCACTCTGTCTTGTATAACCTGCCATTTAAAGTCTATCCCCCACTCCAAACGTCACAACAATACCTTGAATACTGTGTGAAGCATTAGTGTCATTTGTAACATATCTAAAAGATACTGATTTCCCTGAACCTGAAACATTTACCCTTTGAACTGGTGATGGGTTACCACTCCAAATTGTTGAGGTGTCGTCATACACAGCCTCGTTGTAGTAAGCTGCAGCACCCTCAGTACTTAGTGTAAAGTTTGTAGGGTTTAAGATAGTGTTGTCATCGTAGTCATATATAACTGACATAATGATTTCACTGTCACCCTCTGATCTGAGGTACGTAGCTACAGTGTGTATAATCTTACGTTGTTCTGGATCTTGCATATGAAGAAAAGGGGTTTGATATAAGCTTACGATATTAGCCCCACCAAAACTGTTTCCTGATTCTTGTCTGTATACTTTTCCTGTAGTATCCCCATGAATTACATATTCTTCTTTATCAATATATCCACTATCAGCACAGGTAGCTTCAATACCAATCATCTGACCAAACTCAAAACCAATGCCCCCTTGCTGACCTAGACGTAACCCTCCAAGTAAGGCAGCACCACTTTCTGTACTGTAGAATAATCTAAACTGAGATTTATTCCTAATAATAACAGAAGATACTGCTTCAAGATCATTAGTTAAAACAACGTCAGACATAAAAGACTGAATGTTTTTAGTTAGTGTCTCAAGTTGAACGTCACCAATCTTATCTGTACCTGAGATAGGTCTAAGACCATCCTGTGATAAAAAGATTAGGTCACCACCAATTTCAAGAACACTATCTGTAGCTAGACATCCAAGGTCATCTGTTACGTGTTGTACTTGCCAGTCTGATATATTGTTACCAACAAGTCTTTTGATATTGTTTGTGCCAAATATAAACAATGAATCACGAAATGGTTTAATGGCAACGATAGGGAAACCTACATTGATAACTCCTGCACCATCTGCAGGTGACCATTTGGTTTCATCATTAGGAGCACTAAAGTATAGATTCTGATCTTCTGCAGGGTCTCCTGCCAACCACATGTGATTTTTAAAAACTGCAGCAAACTTAGGATCTGTAGGAGCTTCAGTAGCTGTTATCTGCGTATAAGTTGTACCATCATAGGTAGCTGCAGGGTTTACACCATCTGTCAGCATAACCTTTGGACTGCCCCAGTTAAACTTTGTAAACCTTACTTTAGATACACCTGTCATTGTAGGTGACCCAGAAGTAGTTACTGCAACCCAAGCTGATGTAGCATTGTCCCAGTAATAAAGGTAATTACTACCAATGTTAGGTTCACGAGCAGCTAGAATACCATCGTTAATCCCATTTACGACTGCTACACCTAAGATCTTCTTTGCACTGTTACCTGGAACTGTACCGTAGTCATTACTATAACCACTTACACGTCTATAACCACCTGTAATAGCAGGTTCGTAGTTCAACAAAGATATTGCAGATCCAGGTTGTAGCTCCCCCTGTGACAGAACATCTCTGTTAAGGTTTAAGCCACCCTGTGCAAATACTTTAAAGGAAGCTAAATTTTCGGGCATTAGACAATACTACTTATAGTGTTACTAAATGATTTATTTCTTTGCACAACTGTAGATCTAATGTCTAGTGGATCATCCATAAGAATACGTCTCATAGAACGAATACCATCCTGAAAAGTTTGTTGGTGAATTGCAGCACTTTGATCATTAGATCTAAATCTCATCATGTACATCATTGCCCCATCAACAATAACATGGTTAAACCTATCTGGTATAACTGTTACATCGTCGTAAGACGAAAGATCATTAGGAAATGACCAATATACATATTCTATTTCGTATGCATCATTAGGGACAGGAGTTACTCCAAACTTACTTTCATAGGTTTGGTAAACTCTTTGTGGTGCAGATATTCCAGAACCTGAATCTCCTTGATCATCTAGACCACGATATCTTTGTGTATATTCTTCAAAAGAAATAGTAGGAAGGAAACTTGGAGTATTGCTTGCAGAACCTAGCTGTTTAATATAGAAAGTGTCCCAATCAACAGTAGCAAAATCTGCAGGAAAACTATAAAGTCTTGTACCCGCAGTTAATGTCTGTGTATATGTAGTTTTTAAAAAAGGCCATTCCTGACCTGTCTGTAGGATATTTCTAATAGAGTTATTAATAGCTTGTTTAGCTAATGCTTGAACGTTACGTACATCATCAAAACCACTTCCTGCTGTAGAAAGAGTAACTTCATTTAATCTAGTAAGAAGTTGATTTACCAACGTAACGTAAGTAGCCATTATAAAAATCCTTCAGATAGCCTAAAGGGGCCAGTTGCCCAGCCCCCAAGGTTAGTTTAGTTACGCAAGATAGTCACGATCAACTTCGTCTGCGCCACGAGTTGCTTCGTTAACATCAACAACGATTGCCCATACACGAGCTGTCACTGTTGCTGCTGGTGAAGCTGTAGCTGTACCAGTTACGTCGATTGTGTCTGCTGCTGCAATGATACCCTGTGTTTGAGTACCAAATGCAAAGTCACCTGCAGAACCACTATCTACAGCTGTAGCAGCCATAAATGTAGTTGTACCATCAGTGACTGTAACGTCATAGTCTGCTGAGTCCATTGCATCAATCAACTCAACACCTGCTGCTAGTACAAGTGTACCTGCTGCAACAGATGGACCTGTTACTGTACCAGTTGTAGTTGGAAGTTCGACTTCCTTTTCAACCATGACTGCTTTTGAAAGCAAAGAAGTAGATTTAGCCATAAGTTAACCCTCCCCTTATGCCAAGTTATATTTAGCAGTTGTGATTGCTTCTGGACGAAGAATCTTACGACCGTATAGGTGCATACCACGAACGATGTCAGCAAAGCTGTCAGGGTCACGATATGTTTCAGTCTTGCTGATCTGCTCTGCAGTTGCTACTGCTGAGTCATGACCACCAACGATCACACCAAAGTTGCTTGACTGTGCAGAGTTATCTACAGTGTCAGAACCTGTACCAACTGATGGTAGGTTTGAAGACTGATA